GAAAAGGTTCGAAAGTCCCGAAACTGTGAGTTGGGTCACGTTCGCTCCCGTGAAGACGTTGAGTGATCCCACGTTTCCTGAAGTGACATTAGCCGACTCGGTGTTCAGGGTCACTACGTTCGCGCTGAAAAGGTTCGAAAGTCCCGAAACTGTGAGTTGAGTGACATTCGCTCCCGTAAACACGTTGAGTGACCCCACGTTTCCTGATGTGACATTTGCCGAGGCGGTATTCAGGGTCACTGCGTTGGCACTGAAAAGGTTTGAAAGTCCCGAAACTGTGAGTTGGGTCACGTTCGCTCCTGTGAAGACATTGAGTGACCCCACGTTTCCTGATGTGATGTTTGCCGAGGCGGTATTCAGGGTCACTGCGTTGGCACTGAAAAGGTTCGAAAGTCCCGAAACTGTGAGTTGGGTCACGTTCGCTCCCGTAAACACGTTGAGTGACTCCACGTTTCCTGAAGTGATGTTCGCTGAGGCGGTATTCAGGGTCACTGCGTTGGCACTGAAAAGGTTTGAAAGTCCCGAAACTGTGAGTTGAGTGACATTCGCTCCCGTGAATACGTTGAGTGATCCCACGTTTCCTGAAATGATATTCGCTGAGGCGGTGTTCAGGGTTACTGCGTTGGCACTGAAAAGGTTAGAAAGTCCCGAAACTGTGATTTGAGTCACGTTCGCTCCCGTGAATACGTTGAGTGATCCCACGTTTCCTGAAGTGACATTAGCTGAGGCGGTATTCAGTGTCTGTAAATTGCCTGATAACCCCTGAAAGGTTCCTCCTGAGAAAGCAGCTCCCGTGAATCCCGTGGAGGCTGTGATGGTCGTTCCCTGGAAGGTTCCTCCCGTAAAGGCGGTTCCTGTGAATCCCGTGGAGGCTGTGATGGTCGTTCCCCTGAAAGTCCCTCCTGTGAAGGCGGCTCCCGTGAATCCCGTGGAGGCGGTGATGGTTGTACCACTTAGTGTGGAACCCTGGAAAGTCCCTCCCGTAAAGGCGGTTCCTGTGAATCCCGTGGAGGCGGTGATTGTTGTCCCACTTAGTGTGGAACCCTGGAAAGTCCCTCCCGTGAAGGCGCCTCCGCTAAATCCAGTTGCCGACATCGAACCACCGAGAGTAATTCCTGAAAAATACGCCTGATCTGCGTAAATATTAGTGGTTGTGACTGTGTTTGAGATATATGCATTTCCAAGAACATATAAAGTTGTTGTGAGGCTTGGAGTTGTTGTAATTGTTGGACCCATGTAGACTGGTGCCAGAAGTGACTGCCCCGACGTAGAATACATTTGGAAACGCGTCGTTCCATAATTCACTATCAAAGAATTGGCAAGACTTTGATTTGCAAGAATCATATTTTCACTTGCATCCTTGGTGAGACTCACGCCATTTCCAGCACCTATCGAAGTATCTGAAAGGTTAATTGCGACAGAAGTTGCGCCGGTTGCCCCAATCTCGAGTTGACTTGTTGGAGTTGTCATGTTGAGACCTATCCGACCGGTATTGGTCATCAGGAGAGACCCTGAATCACTCACAAAATTTACTGGATTTTTACCGGTCAGGGCTGTTACACTTAAAGAGTTTGCCGAGACGTTACCCGTTGTTACCGAGTTACTCACCGCCAGATTACTCAAGAGACCTACACTTGTGATATTGGGTTGAGCTGCATTTACAACTGAATCTGCTAAAGGAACAGCGCCGACTATACTGGAAGAATTGATATTGGAAAGACCAGATGCATTTCCAGAAAAGAGCCCTGCGGTGAGTATCCCAGATACTGAAAGGCTTGTTAGGGTTCCCACACTGGTGATGTTCACCTGAGCAGGATTGGTAACCACACCAGCTGTAGCGACAGTTCCCGTCACATTTGCAGCGCGAAGATTCGCAATTCCCGATCCGTCAGAGGTTATTAAAAGTCCTTGGACATTCAGACCAGTAAGCGTTCCCACGCTGGTGATGTTGGGCTGAGCATCTCCTGAGACTACAAGAGCCACGTTCGCCCGTGCTACGTTACCCACCAGGTTGGATGAATTTATGTTTGAAATTCCTGAACCGTTGGAGACTATGACTAAACCCTGGACGTTTAGGTTAGAGAGGATTCCCACACTGGTGATGTTGGGCTGGGCGTTCTGGGTAACCACCTGAGCCGCATAAACAGTCCCAAAAATATTTGATGAATTTATGTTTGAAATTCCAGACCCATTTGAGATGGTTGCCAGACCCTGGACGTTGAGGTTTGAGAGAACCCCCACGGAGGTTATGTTGGGTTGACCGGCAACCGTGACTGACGCCGCAGTTCTCACGGTCCCATTTATGTTTTGAGAGTTTAGGTTTGTGATAGCGTACCCGTCGCCCGAAATTTCTCCTGAAACATCCAGTTTGACGAGAGTTCCCAGACTTGTGATGTTGGACTGGGTATTCCCTGAAACTGTCAGTGCAACGGTCGAGTTTGCCACGTTTCCAGTCACGTTCGACCCGTTAATGTTTGAAATTCCTGAACCGTTGGAGACTATCAGAAGTCCCTGAATATTGAGACCTGTGAGGGTTCCCACACTGGTGATGTTGGATTGAGAAGCCTGTGAAACCACCAGAGCAACGTTCGCCCTTGCTACGTTTCCAGACACGTTCGACCCGTTAATGTTTGAAATTCCTGAACCGTTGGAGACTATCAGAAGTCCCTGAACATTGAGACCTGTGAGGGTTCCCACACTGGTGATGTTGGGCTGGGAAGCTCCCGAGACGACCAGAGCAACGGTCGAGTTTGCCACGTTTCCAGTCACGTTCGACCCGTTAATGTTTGAAATTCCTGAACCGTTGGAGACTATCAAACGTCCCTGAATATTCAGACCGGTGAGAGTTCCCACGCTGGTGATGTTAGGCTGAGAAGCCTGTGAAACCACCAGGGCAACGGTTGAGTTTGCCACGTTTCCGCTAAGACTTGATCCACTGATATTGGAAAGTCCGGAAGCGTTTCCAAAAATATTTGAAGCATAAACAGAGTTCATATTTGAAGTTCCATAGACGTTCAGGGTATTTAGACCAAAAATAGTGACTGTGTTGGCAAAGAGGTTATTAACATTCATGGTTGTGACATTTGCCGTCCCAACCACGAAAAGGTTCGAGCCTGTTGGGGGGTCATTCAAGGTTCCGATAGAGACTCCGTTCGCCGTGGCAATGTTAAAGAGACTGGTGGGTATCCACTGGGTCTGAACATTGACGGCGTTTGTAACAGTTCCATACTGATCAATTATAAGTTGAGGAACGTTTGACGCACCACCATATATACCAGCAACAACTCCCGTTATTGGAAGAACTGTATTACTCAATGTTCCTATGTTTATACTAGATGCATTAATATTGAAAATATTTGATCCATCTCCTGAAAAATAAAGAGCATTTGCATAAGTGAAATTTGCAAGTAAATTGCTTGAGAGAGTAATAGCTTCTACTGTGTTTACATAGAGAATGTTTCCAAAAACAGCTCCACCATTACTTCCTGATACATTTCCAGTATACACAGTAACTGTGACTGGGGAAGCGACAGTTACGGTAGATCCTCCTCCACCTCCACTGCATCCATTCGTGATGCTGTCTCCACCCATGGTTATCTAGCTTTTACCGAGATTATTATGAGTAAACCAAGAAGAGCAGCACCGGCTATTAAAATTATTTGCATCTTTTGGTCGTTCCCTGAGTCCCACGGGACTGGCTGGGGGAGACTGAGTGGTCTACTAGGGTCCTCATCTGGTACATGGACAGTTTTGAAACGTAGGATGAACATGTTCCTCCCAAGATCAATAGGTGGACTGAAATTATTATCAACAAAAACGTTCCCGTTGTTTGGCTGGCGCCATGTGATTGTCAGACGGTCCAGTTTGTCGATGCGTGAAGGAAAATCTTGGAGGATTCGGTAATTTGCGTTGTAAAATTCACCATTATTCACCACATTTGACGATGAGTAAATGTTTCCGAATGCATTGGTAGACGTCTTCACTGGAATTGTGGCAAATGAGCCATAAAAAGCGTTGGCAGTCGGGACGGTTTTCACGAGCGCATCGGCGATGAGATTTCTTGGGGTCCTGAGTTCTGTTATATCCAAAGTCAGATACTGCGAACTGTACACGTTCGGCAACATTGCCGAAAGAACCTCAACCTTGATGATATTCTGGATGGGGGTCGTCAGGTACAGAGTATATGAATTTGAATTTGGAAAAAGGGTTTGATTCCTGTTATCGGAATCGACATAGACTGTGTAGTCCATTTAATACTTGATTAGTATTTATTTACATGATTGGTAAACCCACACGATCAGGGTACAGGCACACGTTGGGCTTGGAGCAGGTAATCCGTAGAGTCATGTAGGTCGGACCACCGACAAAGTCATTCAGGTTCCCGATCGCCGTGTAGATGTTGACGGTGAATTTCTCAATTTGACGAATTGGCTCTATAAACGGAGTCTCGGCTGGGAAAAAGTCATTTATCGTAAATATCGTTCGGTGACTCGTTATGGAACCTTCTTGGGTTGGAATAAACAAGACGGAGGTTGCGAGCTGTCCCACGTTATTTGCTGTGATCAGAGATGCTGCACCTTCCGTCGATATATTTCCTGCAACCTGAAGTCCGTATTGAATATTTGTTCTGTCATTAAACTTGGACTTGAGTTCCTCAATATTCAGATAATATCCGCCTGATGAAGTCACGGGAGTGTTGGCATTCCCATGGAATGAAAGTGACAGGATCTCAGCTTTGATGACGTTTCGCAAAGGGATGTTCATGTAGCCGACGAAGCTCGCATTTGAGCTGGCACCGACTGAATCAACACGGATCGTGTACACCTCAGTGTCGCACATATTACTTTAATCTTCTATTTTTTTAGAGTCTACTTCTCCAGCAGGGAACCGCCGACGCCGCCGGCAATGGTATAGTCGCGCATCTGGTCACGGACCATGGAGGAGCCGCCGCACAGACCACCTGGGGTCAGACCCACGGTGTAATAGTCAGAAGACTCCGAGGGACCTGGCACACAGTCTACACGATCCTTCAGGGAGAAGATGTCACCGTTCGTCTGGCGAGCGGCTGGACCGGCATTCACCAGCAGGGGGGAGGGCTCGTAGCCGCTCTTGCTCCCCTGGACAACCAGAACCAGGATAGCCACGAGCAGACCAACGATGATGGCGTGGATGAGCATTTTTCCAAACTTGATCTTCATTTGTATTTTATGAATATTATTTTCGGGCGCGTTAAAGGCATCTGACATCATTTCTCTAAAAGTATTAGGATGGCTGATGTATCTTTTGAAACTAACGGGGGACAAACTATGAATTTAAATGATGAGGAGACTGCTCTGCTGGATGAAATTTCTATTCAGCCTGCTGAGAGGAGAATTCCTCTTAAAGCCAGACCTTCACGCCCAAGCCCTTTTGCAAAGCGTGCAGCTGGAGTAAATCAAGGTATTTCCCAAGACGAGGGGCTGGATATGTTCATGAATCCTGGTAAGCGTACGGCGCCTGCAGCTCCAATTGTTGAGGAGTATGATGGCGGCGAGGAGGAGTACGAGGATGATCAGCAGCAGGAGGGGGGTGGCAGTTATGGACCACAGGTTCCTTCTGAGGGATACAAGACGATCGAGGACGAGAAGGCTGACCTGCTGAACAAGATTTCCAGACTTTCCAAGAAGGGGGTTGCAACCAGTGCCCGTCTGACTATTTATTCAGACATTGATGAGATTCGCACAGAGTACAAGCGGATGACGTACGGCATCGAGGTTGATCGCTCGGTCAAGTTTCAGCGTCGCATGCTGGTGGCTTGCGTGACGGGTCTGGAGTTTCTGAATGACAAATTTGACCCATTCGACCTGGAGCTGAACGGTTGGTCTCAGAATATGATGGAGAATGTTGATGATTATGACGGAGTATTCGAGGACCTTTACAACAAATACAAGACCAAGGTGAATGTCGCACCAGAGGTGAAGCTCATGCTGATGGTTGGAGGATCAGCAATGATGTTCCACCTGACCAACTCGATGTTCAAGGCGGCTGTGCCGAACGTTTCTCAAGTTGTGAGGCAAAACCCAGACCTGATGCGCAACATGGTTGATGCGGTTCAGCGTAGCCAGCCACAGCAGCAGTCCGGCTTTGGTTCCCCTGTGAATGACGGTGGGCGCCGTGACATGAAGGGACCGGGTATGGATTTCGGCTCTTTGATGAGCATGATGGGTCCTCCCCCAGCTATGATGACGCGTCCAGGAAATCACGGAGGTGACGACGAGTCCGTCTCCGACATTGTGTCTATCGACGCAGGCGGCGACCCCGATACTCGCGAGGTTAACCTCAGCACAGACAAGAGGAAGCGTGGACCCAAGGCGAAGAAGAAGGAGGTTTCTATCTAAATAAATTATTTGTATTAAGTAATGGGATTGGCTTACGCGCCAATTAATGATGAGTTGTCACACAGACCACCAGTCTATAAACGGGAAATCCCGTCCATTCAAAAACCAGTTATGGATAACACGGAGTGTAATTACATCGTCATGTTTTTCGTAGCTGGGGTATTTTTAATGGGTTTTGTTGATTCAATTCGCAAGTAGGAGGGGACCTACAAGAACAAGCATTTCCCAGTTTTAACAATTGGCTTTTCTTCACCGACTATTTCAAATCCACCTTCCCTATAAATCTTGAGTCGCTTGTTGTACATGCTAAAAAATACAGACCATTGGTCAGCAATATCAAAAATCAAAGGATCGTTCAATTTTCCTTTGGTTTCTCTCATAATTCGTCCTATAGATTGTTTAATATCAGACCGTGGGGTTGCTAAGATGACCGTGTCGAGCACAGGAATGTCCAGTCCCTCGTGAGCAAGCTGAAACGTTGCAATGACCACTTGCTTTTTAGCAGATTCATTCAATTCAGACTCTTTCATGCCTCCGATGTACAAGCCAGCCTTAGAGCCAATTTTGTTGAGTAAATCAAAGCAATGTTCACGCCGATCAGACAGTACAAGTACGCGCCTATTCTCGTTCAGCGCTTCGTGAACCGTGTTGATGATGAGCACGTTCCGATTATCGAGTTCAGTCAGGAGGGTAGTCATGCCAGCCATGTTAATCTTCCCAAAGCGCGTTACGGGTGGAGCCTCCTTGAAGGCATCACACGCATATTTCAGTGTCCGAACCTTCGTCGTCCCCTGATTGACCCGCTCAACACGGAAGAACTCGGCACCGAGGAACCAGTACAGGAGTCGTGTAAGTCCATCCTTCCGTTCTGGTGTGGCTGTGAGACCGAGCGTAAACCGTGGACAAATTTTAAACATAAATTGAGAAAAAGCTGGAGCGCCGATATGGTGCGCCTCATCTACAATGAGAAGACCGACTGAATCAAAAACTTTAGGTTCAAATTCCCTCATGCACATGGTTTGAATCAAAGCAATGACGAAATCCTTTTCAATATCGAACGTGTCGCCCTGAACTCGCCCGATGGTAGCCGCTGGACAAAACTCCTTGATTTTATCGACCCACTGATTTGCCAAAAACTCCTTGTGAACCACAATCATGGTTCTGACTTTTAGTTGTGCCGAAAGAGCCAAGGCGACTGTAGTCTTACCATAGCCGCACGGTAGCGAGAGGACACCCCCGCCTTTTTCACGAAAGGCTTGAACTCCTGCATCGAGAGCTTCTGGTTGACGTGTCGCCTCTCGTAATTTTCCAACAAAATTGATGCCGTGAGCAACAGAAGGATCTTTTCTGGAATCTGTGGTGGGCACCCCGAACCGCTCGCAGCCATAATACCTCGGGACAAGAATTGACCCATCTTTACCGACCCTAAAGACTTTGAAGGAGGGGGATTGAATCCCCAATGCATTCTCTATAGGTCTTACAGTGAGTTCCTTTTTAATATCAGATGAATTTTGAACTAAAATTGAAAATCCCTGACGAGTGATAGCACTGAACATTTTCTTACTCAATATAAGATGTCAACCTTTAACCCTTC